CAGTTGAAATGATGAAGTTCTCAAACAAAAAAGCAAGAACAACATTGGATTCAATCTTTGAAAAATTAAACAAATAATTTATTAACTAATTAAATTTTAAAAAATGCCTACAACAACAAGCATCACTACAAGTTATAGTGGCGAGTTTAGCGGAAAATACATCGCTGCTGCCCTATTATCTGCTCCAACATTAGAGCAAGGTGGAATGACTATTCACCCAAATGTAAAATACAAACAAGTTATTCAGAAAGTCGGTACAGATTCTGTGATTGCTAATGCATCATGCGATTTTTCCGCTACATCTACAGTAACATTAACTGAGCGTGTTCTTCAACCAGAAGAGTTCCAAGTTAACTTACAATTGTGTAAAAAAGATTTCCATTCTACATGGCAAGCTGCTGAGATGGGTTACTCTGCATTTGATGTTTTACCTAAATCTTTCGCTGATTATTTAATCGGATACGTTGCTGACAAAGTTGCTTCTTCTATGGAAACAACAATCTGGACAGGTGCTAACGCAACTGCAGGTCAATTTGACGGAATCGCTACACAAATCGCTGCTGATGCTGCTTTACCATCTGCTCAAGAGGTTGCTGGTACTACGGTAAATGCTGCTAACTGCGTTGCAGAGATTGGTAAGTTGGTAGATGCCATACCGGCACGTATGTACGGACAACCAGACTTGAAATTGTACTTATCTCAAAACATCGTTAAAGCATATATCCGTGCTTTGGGTGGATTTGGTGCATCAGGTTTAGGTGCTAATGGTACAAACAATATGGGGACTCAATGGTACACAAACGGTTCTTTGAGCTTTGATGGTCTTCCAATTTTCATGGCTAATGGTTTGGCTGCTAATACAGGTATTGCTACAACTACTTCTAATTTGCACTTCGCAACAGGTTTGATGAATGACATGAACCAAGTGAAAGTCATTGACTTAGCAGATTTGGACGGAAGTGAGAACGTCCGAGTGGTAATGCGTTTCACGGCAGATGCGAAATACGGATTTGCTGAGGATATGGTTACTTACGGAATCACAAACTCTGCTAACTAATATTAATTAACTTAATTAATCGGGGAGGGGTAAAGCACTCCTCCCTTTTTTATAACATTTAAAATTTAAAAATATGTCGTGTTCTATCGCTAATGGTCGCCTCGAGCCTTGCAAAGATGCTATAGGTGGAATTGATGCTATCTATTTCATCAACTACGGAGATATCACAGGAGTAACAAATGATGTTACATATCCAGATGATATCGATTTAATCACAGGAGTCGGGTCGGTTTACAAATTCGAATTAAAAGGTACAAATACTTTTGACCAAGTAATCACATCTTCCCGTGAAAACGGAACTACTTTTGTAGAGCAAACTTTGACTTTCACTTTGAAAAAACAAGATTCTACAACTCACAAAAACGTTAAATTATTGTCATACGGACGTCCTCACGTCATCATTAAAAACAGAAACAATCAATACTTCCTTGCAGGTTTAGAACACGGAATGGAATTGACTACTGCAAACGTGATGAACGGTAGTGCCATGGGTGATTTAAATGGTTATACCTTGACCATGGTAGGCACAGAGCGTTTGGCTGCCAATATCCTACAAGTAGGTACTCCATACAATGATGCTGCTTTGGCTACATTGTTAGATGATGCTACTATCGTAACAGCATAATACTTTTCTTTTCATAGCGTGATTAGGGAGGCTTCGGTCTCCCTTTTCTATTTTAAAACGTTTTCTTTATTTTGTCGTTTAATAGAGTATGATAGTATTAACAACATCTACTTCAGCTCAAACATTTAGTTTCATTCCGAGATTCGAGAATTACACAACTATGACAATCACTGATGAACAAACCAATGTAACAACTTCAATAAGCATTACAAGTTCAACTCAGGGAGGCTATGTAAACACTGTTACTGCAACCTTTGCACTTGTTGAAGGACATACCTACACATTACTACTAAAAAACGGTGCAACTATCTGCCATAAGGACAAAGTATTCTGCACAGACCAAACCATCAGTGCATATACTGTAAACGATGGTCAATACATTTCGAATCAAACAACAAACGAATTTATCGTATATGAATAACCTACACATATTAAACCTAAGTGCTTACACGACTCCAGTTATTCAGGAATCGAAACGTGAGAATTGGGTGGATTTTGGTGAGAACAATGATTTCTTTCAATTCTTGATAGATAGACACACGAACTCCACAACGAACTCAGCAATCATTAACAACGTTGCACGTTTAGTTTACGGACGTGGATTAAGTGCATTGGATTCATCTAAGAAACCTAATGAATGGGCATCTCTATGTGCTACAATTGACAATGAAGATTTAAAGAAAGTAATCTTTGACCGTAAAATGTTAGGTCAATTTGCATTCCAAGTACATTATAACGATAAACACGATAGAATAATTAAGGCTTATCATATGCCTGTTAACTTACTTCGTGCTGAGAAATGCAATAAGGATGGTGAAATTACAGGCTATTACTATTCTGACGATTGGAGTGATACTAAAAACTATGCACCTGTAAGATTCCCTGCATTTGGTACTTCAAAAGAAAAGGTTGAGATTCTATACTCTAAGCCTTACGCAGTAGGCATGAAGTATTATGCTTACCCAGACTATCAAGGAGCTTTACCTTATGCACTATTGGAAGAGGAGATTGCAGATTATTTAATCAACGAAGTACAAAACGGATTCTCAGGAACGAAAGTAGTTAACTTCAATAACGGTGTTCCAACTGAAGAGCAACAAAGCGTGATTACTTCCAAGGTGATGAACCAACTCACGGGAAGTTTAGGTAAAAAAGTAATCGTTGCATTCAATGATAATGCTGAAGCTAAGACAACCGTTGAAGATATTCCACTAAATGATGCACCTGAACACTACACATATCTTTCGGAGGAGTGCATGAGAAAGATTATGTTAGGTCATAACGTAACATCTCCGCTATTATTTGGAGTTGCATCCACAAACGGATTCTCAAGTAACGCAGACGAACTAAGAAACTCTACTATCTTATATGAAAACATGGTTATTCGTCCATTACAGGATGAAATCATTGCAGCAATTGATAAGATAATTAACTTCAATGGTATCACTTTAAGACTTCAGTTTGTTAAATTAAATCCATTAGATTCAGCAGGTGACTTAACATTACAAGGAATCAACAAAGGATTGATTGATGCAATTACAAACTTATCTCCATTAGTAGCTAACAAAGTAATTGAAACATTGACTCCAAATGAAATCCGAAGCATTGTTGGATTAGAACCTGAATCAGGTGGAAGTGATTTGAATCCTGAATTGTTAAGTTCACAAGATGATAAAATTGCTCAAGCATTAATTGATTTAGGAGAAGAACCTAATGAAGAGTGGCTTTTAATAGATGAATTTGAAGTTGATTATGATAATGATGATGAAGAGAACGATATGCTCTCAAAAGAGCCTAAAACGTCTTTATTAAGCAAGATATACAACTTTGTTTCCACAGGTACTGCAAATCCTAATGCTAAATCAGAGCAGGATGAAGATATTGATGGAGTAAGATTCATTACAAGATACGTTTATGCAGGTGAAACATCATCTGATTCACGTCAATTCTGTAAGAAAATGATTGGTGCTAATAAAGTTTACCGTAAAGAGGACATTATCAGAATGAATTCTCAGACAGTTAACGAAGGATGGGGGCCAAAAGGAGCAAATCAATACGACATTTGGAAGTACAAAGGCGGTGGTAACTGTCACCACAGATGGAATAAGCAAGTGTATGCTAATTTTGAAGGACGTGGAATAGATGTTAAATCGCCAAAGGCTAAACAAATTGCTGGTAAAAAAGCAGAAAAATACGGATACGTTATCAAGAATAACAACTTAGTTTCAAAGCGTCCTGTTGATATGCCTTACAACGGATTTTTACCAACTAATAAAACTTACGGGAAATAATGGCAGAGGCTTTATTCATAACACGCAACGACATCGTTAAATTCACAGCATTGAATGGTAACGTTGATGTAGACAAATTCATTCAGTTTGTCAAGATTGCACAGGACATTCACATTCAGAATTACTTAGGTTCTAAACTATTCCAAAAGCTACAAGCAGACATTATCGCAGGAACTCTTGCAGGTAACTATGAAATGTTAGTGGAAACATATGTGAAGCCAATGTTGATTCACTGGGGAATGGTTGAGTATTTACCTTTTGCAGCTTACACAATCGCAAACAAAGGAGTTTACAAGCATTCATCTGAGAACTCTGAGAACGTAGATAAAAACGAAGTAGACTATCTATTGGAGAAAGAACGTTCAATTGCTCAAAACTACACGCAACGATTCATTGATTACATGAGTTTTAACGATAACCTTTATCCTGAATACAGAGCAAACGTAAACAATGACATCTTCCCTGATAGCAACACAATTAACATAGGATGGTATCTATGAAAAAACGAATCTACACACCTAAGAAAGAAAACATAAACAAATTAAAGACGTTTCTTAATAAGATAAAGAAAGATGGCAAATAACATTGGATGGGGTGAAGGCGTTCTTAACACAATAAGTTGGGGTGCTGAT